TATCTTTCTAAAGGGTGAATAGCTTCTAAGTCAGGAAGAGATGCCATGAGATCACCAAAAGGTGATTCTGGTACTGGTAAACATTCAATGCCATTATCTTTTAACATCTGTCTAGCTACATTTAAGTCAGAAGGTTTAGCATTACCTTGTCTAATACGGTCTAATAGCTCTTTAATTAGTTCTGTATGAAGAACTTCTAATAAGTCTTTATTGTCTTTGTTGCTCATGAGTTTTTTTCTTTGTCAAATAATATAGCTTTAATCATAGATAATTTTTCAAATAATGTTTTTTTTTGTTTAACACGATGTTCTTTAGATATTAATTTTGCTTCTGTAAAGGCAATTCTTTCTAAACAAGTAGCAATAAAATGTGATTGATGATGAGATTGTCTAGCAAAAGCAATTGCATAATCTTTTACTTTGTCAATGTCTTTAGCTTTTTTAATATCAAGAATAGTTTTTTCCATAGCAAATTCTTCTTCTGGAGAAGGTCTACCACAGAGTTCATCTAAGAAATCAAGATTCAGGATTACTTCTTTTCCCATATTTTTCATTTAAACCTGTGTAAAGAGCATGTAGTGGATGAGATGGATCTGACCTGTTATCTAATTCATACCATTTTTCCATTTCTAATACTCTACGCTCGTCTTCTTCTCTCCAAAAAGGATCGTATTGGCTCATTTATTTACCAGGGAATAAAGCTTTTTCTAGCATATCTGCAAGACGATCATCTACATCATTATCAGTTTTTTTAACAGCAGCTTTTACAATATCAAGAGCTAATTGTTTAATTGCTTTACTTTTTAAGAAGGTAAAAATAATAGGTTTAAGAAGAGCAAGCATAAGAAAAAGTTCTGGGTCTTTCCAATTTTAATCATAGTTGCTAGTTTTGGCTTGAACCTATAGCCCCCATTGGTTCCGGTAAAACCTTCCTTAAGGTAGTAAAGCAGTGAAGGAAGGTTTTATTGTATTAGTCCCAGTGCTTATTTTATATGGAAGAACAAGAAGAGGACAAAAGTGGTCAAGGTTGGATTGCGACTCTAGTCCAATTAATCGTTCTTGCTTGGAGCCTCGGAGTGATCTCTATGAGCTACTTTGGAACCCCAGTAAGGCAGATTGATACAACATTTGCTGCAGGATTATTGTCGGGCGTTCTTAGTAATTTTGGCCTAAATATAAAAGGCAAGAATGGTAACAATAAAAAAGATAAACTTATAGTCGATAAAAAAGACAACAAAGCAGGAATTAAATGAAGAAACTTTTCCTGCTGCTATTTCTAGCGGCTCCTTCTGCTAACGCAGATTTAACACATACCATAACCAGTTCAGCTCAATTGACAGTTTCTGCTGGAATAACACAAGCTGAAAGGATCGGAAGTTCTTACAGTGTCTCTGGAACAGGGGTCGATGTTGCGATAGGAGACGATGCTGGGAGATTGTCGAATGGAACAATTACATCAGGTGTTTATAGTCCTGGAACAGTTTTAGCAACTCAAAATGCAACTTCTGGAGAGAGTTTTAGTTTCAGCCAATCATATAATCAGGCAGATGCTATAGCTGGCTCTGCTGTCACCACTGGTTCTGCTCCTAACTTCTCCGATATTACGTCTCATGCCGCTGGATCTGCTGGAGACTTAGCTGGCTCAGTAACAAGTGCTGGAGTTGTTTCACTTACTGCGGGAGGAGCTGGATCAGTAGCCACAGGAAGTGTTATAACCTCAGTTACCGTTAAATGATACGTTACTTACCATTATTGTTAATATTAAATACCCCTCAGACCCTAGCTGTGCCAGTCGTTCCTAACTTTACTTCGGGAACGATGTCCGCTACAACACGTACCACTCAAAATGTTACTGAAACTATTGTCTCTAATGATTTCAACACTGGGCATACTTATACGCTCAATGGAACAAATCTTACTATTGATGGTGCGACTATTTCACCGCCTCCAGAACAAACGTCCCAAACGATTGATGGAGTGAGTTATACATGGACTGGTGCAGACCTAACAAACAAACCCAACGTCACAATTGCCAATCCAGGTCAAGCGTTCCAGTACGCAGAAAGTTACATTGGGCCAGGGCTATCCAACCAAACTCGAATAGATCGTGTCACCACACTCGAATCGGTCACAGAAACGGTTTCAGTGTTCTCGCAATAATATTATTTAGTGGGTCAAGTGCATTAGCTAATACTTCACAAACAGCAGCACCAGTAGCTAATACATCAGCCAGTTTAACTAACATGGCGATACAAACTTTACAAGGGAATCTTATACAAAACCAATATGGAGGTGGTGTTGTATGTCAGGGGCCAATGCTTACATTTTCACCATTCATCACTGACTCACATACGTTCCAAAAACCTAGAGAATACCTCTACGACTCTCCAGTGTATAGCGACGAAGGAGACATTTTATACTATCAACAAACACGTACAGGACAGAAGGATAATTTCTCACTTAACGTTGGTGCAAGTTTAACTTTTAGTATGCCACTTGATAAAAGATTTCAAAAACGATGTTTAAAAAATGCACAATTACAGGGAGAACATCAACAGCAATTAATTGATAATAAAAAATTAGATTATATCATTGCTAAATTACGTGAATGTGGAAAATTAAAGTTACAAGGAATTGAATTTGCTCCTAATTCTCCTTACTACAAACTTTGTGAAGACGTTGTAGTTAAACCTAAAATGGGTCAAGTTTTACCACATAGGCATCTTATTTCTTCTCCTTCAAAGGAGGTAAACCCCGTTTCTCTCGATAAGAATTAGTCCTTCTTTCTGATAAGTTTGGTCGTTTTATTTTCTTACCTAATATCTTCTTAACTTTATTCACTACCTGCTTAATAATCGGTTTGACTGCCTTTAAAAGCAGTGGAGTACTCAATGCCGCAGTGGTAGCCACTAGGGTTATCGAGCCAGTTTTTACAACTTGAGGCACTGTTGGAATGGCATCAATTATTTGTTGTTGAACATTTAATTTTTTATATCTAGTTACACAACGATTTCCAATCAATTCATACTTGATAATCTGTTTAGTTCCTTCTTCGACTTTTGTCCCAACTTCAGGTGCGCCATCAGGAGGGCAAGCTTCTGGGACTGCTTCTGGTACTTCTGGTGCTGGAGGTGTCTCTGGTTCTTCGTATCGTTGTGGTTCTTCATCAAGTATGGGTACAATTTCTGCTGCTACAAAATCCATAGGTTCATAGCTTGGCGTTTGTGCAGGACACAAAATTAAATTTCTCTCTGGATCGTTATCTAATAAAGCATCATTTTCAATACTAGGTCTTGCTTTAACACAAGGCATTTCAATGATCGGGAAACCTATTGGAGTACTAATTGGTACGTTTGGAACATTAACAACAGGTACTTCAACTGAATAAATATGAATAGGTTTAACCCCAATAGAAATTATTTCTATTTTTGGGATTTTACTCAAAAAACTTTTTCAAATGAATTACCGAAATTATTCCCATCTCTACATTCACAAAAAGATTCAATATGATTAATAGACATAAATGGAACATTTATTGCTTTTTTCTTTTCATTCTTCTGTTGCTCAGATGTTAATGGACTAGTAGGCAAAGCAGGACCAGAAAGTCCAGGGAGCTTAATTTCTTTCATTATTTTTTTCTTTACTTGTTCTTCAAATTGAGGAGAACTTAAGTACTTATATAAAAAAAAAGAACCTCCTGCTAATGAAGCACTGAGAAGAAAACCTGCTATTGCACAAGCATCTAAGATTTTACGAACCATAGGTTTAAGACCAAGGTTTACCAGTTGCTGTTACTGGATTTTTAACGAGTTCTACTTCAGTATTTAATTTTGCTTCAATGCTGGCAACGTCAGTTGAACCAAGTTTTGTTTTTATCCAATTTAATACTGTTGATTCGTTAAGATTGTTATAATCAATAAATTCAGATGGAAGAGAAGAAGGTTTAGTAAAAGTAATTTCACCAGTTTCTCTTGCTTTTTCTATACCATCGGAGGTATCTGTTGCTTTAATACGATAAATTACTTTCGTAACATAACCATCAGAGAGATCACGTTCCATTGTATTGATTTGCCAAGTTTTAGTAATTGTCATAAGTTTGTCCTTTTTTTAGAAGTTTAATCGAAAGTTAGGAACTTGGAGGTGTAGGCCAAGTGATGTTATATGGATTAGATTGAGTTGTAATATCTCTCAGAGATTGTCTGTAATTTTTCCAAGCATCGCTCATAGTTAAATCACTTAAAGCGCGCCAATCGGTTTCCTTAAGTCTCTCATTTCTATCTTCACGCACCTCGGACCATTTTGCAGACGTTAATTGGGCTATCTCTTCAGTTGTAGTTGATTCAACTTTGACTGAATAACATTTCCCTGAATCTAAATAAACATCAACATTAGTTAGTTTTTGACTTGGTTCTGTTGTAGGTAGCCATTCAGTAATTTCAACTAAGTTATTAGCACTAATAAACGATGCTGTAGGACCACTCTTAGGAAATGAGGTATTAGGGAATAATTCAAAGATAGTACCAGTTTTAGTAACTGTAGTACCATCATCAACAATTGCGTATTTCATAAGTTAATGTCCAAAACGAGACTTTTGATCGTTCCAGTTAGTTGTTACTTCTGATGATGTTAATGCTTTATCTTGATAAAATCTAAAAATTCCAATTCTATAATCTGGTGAGCTTGAATTATAAACAGCAAGAATCCTTCCGTATCGCATATAATCATAATTTTTTGAACCTGTCGTTGTTAGTTCAAGAGTATTATTCACATATGCCTTAAGGTTTCCACTGCTTGTACCAGATTCTTTTGAAACTACAATATGCATCCAATCAGTCCAACCCGCACCGCTAGATGGTTGACCAGGGAAACTTTCACTAGGTGCATCTATTATCCTAGTAGTAGTAGTATGATGAGGTTTTAATATAAGATCTCCTCTAATGGAATGAGAAACCCAATTCAAATCATAAGTAAGCATAATTATATCTGAATTACTATTAGATGTAGTTTTATTATAAAATTTAAAAAAAGCTACAGAACCATGATTACTATTATCTAAATAAAATCTTATCCAGTATTCTATTGTAAAAGCACCTGTTCCAATATTAAGAAGATTATTAGAATCAGTTATTGTTGGTGCATTATAGTTAAGAGCACTCGTTGAAGTTGAAGTTTCGTGACCTGGTATTAGTAGTACCGTCGTTTCCGAACTACCACTATAGTTTGAACTCTTAACTTCAATACAACCATCTGCATCGCTATCGAAATCAATAGTGTCAATATCAGAGGTATTTGTATAAGTAGTACCACTAACTTTGCGTCTAAAAAGACCATCATTATGATCGCCAGCTAAATTATTAACTGTATAGTCAGCAGCGTTAGAACTTTTATTTCTATTCCAGCAAGACGTATCACTAAAATCATAATGGACGTCTAAATCAGTAGTAACACCACCAAAACTACTACTACTACTACTACTAGAAGTAGCAGCAGGTTTTGTTAGTAGTGTTTGATATGTAGGGAATATAAGCACAATATCTACGTCGTAAAGTCTACAGCGGCTGAACCACGCCAAGTCGTTCCATTATCTACAGTAACGAAACTGAATAAATGAGTTTTATCTGCAGTAAGTGTGGGGGCAGATCCACCAGCCCAAGTAACAGTTTGATTATTATTATCAGTTGCATGAACTGGCCAAGTCAATGTTCGATCACCTGATATATCTAACTCAAGTACAAAGCCATAAACTTCACCACTACTAGGTACATTAGAAAATGTAAATATACTATCAGCCGAAATAGCTTTTGTAAAATAATTACCAGTTGAACAATCTATATCTAATGCTGAAACAGCAGTTGATATTTGCGTTGCATTTTTTTTAAAAACGCATGTACCACTTGCTGTAATACGAAATCTTTCTGTACCTATAGAACCTGTATGAAATCTTATAAAATCTCCGTTTTCACCACTACAAATAGTGCCAATGGACATTCCGTAAGTTGTATCATTTAAATGAATAACACTAGCTAAATCAGTATTTGAGCTAGCTTCTTGAAAATCCATAGTTAATTAATAAAATTAAGAATTTTCTAGGGCAGATACTTTTGCTGATAGTTCTTTAATTGATTCTATTAAAGCACCAATTAAACCACTGTATTGAAGTGATTTAGATCCTTCTTCACCATGAACAAGTTCAGGAAATACTTTCTCTACATCTTGAGCAATAACTCCCATAGAGGAAGAATTATTAGAAGTAAAATTATATTTATAACCAGTTATTTGATTAATTTTATCAAGTACGTTTGTTAATGGTTCGATATTACTTTTAAGTGCTATGTCTGATGATTCAGTAACTGCTCCAGTCACTGTAACTCCAGCAGTTGTTGTATTTAACTTAGTATTACCTTGGTATTTAAGATAGCAACCATTAGTATGATCAAATACTGCAGTATCAACGCCACTATCGTTTCTAATATAAACATTATTAACGGTATCTATATATAAATAACCAGTATCATTTTGTATATAAGAATTTTCAACAGTACTATTATGTGAGAATTTAAGATCATTCCCTGTCCCTATTAAAAGTATCTTGTCATCATTTAACTTAAACCCATTGGCGTGAGTAAAAGCCTTCTCTGCTCCATCATAATAAAGTGACGTATGTCCATTAGCTTTGCAATTAATACTTTCTGTTGTTGGATCGGAGCCTGAACCACTAAATATTCTTAAATCTCCAGTATCATTCCATATGTAAGAGTTGGTACCATCATGATAGATTTTCAGATCATCTCCAGAACCAATCCTTAAATTGTCATTATCATGTAAATCTACATTACCATGGAAAGCTGCATCACCACTTACATTTAAGAGGACTCCAGATGGTGTAGTAATAGCACTACTTTCTAATAGTAATTGTGTAGTTGAACCTCCAACTCTAAAATTAATTGATTGATTAGTATTTGCAGTATCTATATATAAATTACCAGTAGTATTTTCGATGTAGGAGTTAGTAGCGTCGTGTCTGATAGTTAGATCATTTCCTGTTCCAAAAATTACTTTTGCGTTATCAACAAAATTAAAAGAATTATTTGATTTATCCCAAACAGCATTTGCACTTAATCCAGTAAATGTTATGTCTTGGTTTGTATCAATACTAAAAGCATTTGTACCTCCAGAACCGATAGCAACAGAAGTTGCACTATTTCCTCCACTTTCTCTCATTAAAGGTTTCCCTCCAGCCGTAGTACCGTCATGTACTACTAAAGTTTTCTTTGTAGTATCGACAGTAACTTCTCTGGCAGCACCAGTAAAAGAATTATGTTCAGAGGTTGTACCACCTCTTAGTTGCAATTGATCTGGCATGAGTTAAATTCCTCCAAGATTAAAAGTGCCACTTCCTTTTGCTAGTGACATACGATTACTAGCTATATTTTCAGAAGTGAAAATTGCACCAGTAATAGCTAAGCTTCCTAGATCAATAGAATTAGATCCAGCACTAGCAGTATATACGGAAGTAAAGGTAGAGTTGGCGTATTTAGAAACTTCTATAGCATTTTCTGTTATTCCTTGCCAAGCTTGACCATTCCAGATCCGCATTTGTTTAGAAACTGAATTAAAATATTTATCACCTTCAGTTAACGCATTACCTAAACTATCAACTGTGGGATCAGATGAAGCTTGACCAAGATAAAGAGATAAGAAGTTATTTAAATAAGTAGAAGCATTATTAATAGCAGTAAGATTTGTAGCCACTGTATTGACGTTTGCTATTGAACCAGCTGTTGTATTGACATTAGAAATAGAACCAGCTGTTGTATTGACATTAGAAATAGAACCAGCAACAGTTCCTATATCAGTACCGTCATTAGCAACGGTAGTTACATTAGAACTTATACCAGCAACAGTAGTTACGTTTGCACTAATACCAGCAACAGTATTGACATTAGAAATAGCAGCTGCTGTTGTATTTACATTTGCAATTGCTCCAGCAGTTGTATTGATATTAGAAATACTTCCAGCTGTTGTATTAACGTTACTAATACTTCCAGCAACTGTTCCTATATCAGTAGCATCACCAGCTACAGCAGTTACATTTGAACTTATTCCAGCAACGGTAGTGACGTTAGAACTTATTCCTGCAACTGTTGTTATGTTGGCGTTATTTCCAGCAACAGTATTTATATTTGAAGTATTTCCAGCAACTGTTGTGACTTCAGTTGCTTTTGGAACATAACGATGGAAAGTATAAGTATTTAAAGTAGAAGTTGTTTCAACAATTATTCCAAAACCTTGAGCAAAAGTTGCACTGGCTGTAGCACCATTAATAGTAACTGTAGAGTTTCCTACCGTTCCATTTGATATAGAAATAACACCACTACTATTTGATGTTAAGTTATTAGCTAAAGGCACACTTATAAGAGTACCAGCACCATTATTTATATCAGGGTTAGCATTAGGAAAACTTGTTTCATTTGCTATTGGTACAAAACCACCTACATCATCTACAAGATCAACTATACGTGCATCGATAGCAGCAGTGGTAGCTACTTTATTGTCAGCAGCGACCCAGGTTTCACCTGATTGAATCTCTTCTGCACTAGCTATATTATAGTAAAGCTCATCACATCGTTTAGCTGAATATACCTTCGTATCACTGGTTGATGTACCAGTGGTAACAATAGCACTACCTGTTATATCATCTGCACTTACAGTATTTGCACTTACAGTATCTATATAACCTGTACCGTCAACGTATAGATTTCTCCATTCTTTAATAGATGTACCTAAGTCAAGGGTATTATCTGCATTAGGGATTACGTTTTGATAAAACTGACAACCAAAAGTATCCTGAAAACTTGCTAATGTTTCAGAACCTTGAGAGAAAGTAATACCCATCCCAGACTTAAGATTTATAGGTCTACTGCCTGTTTCAATATATGCTTGTCCACTAAAGGAATTGGTAAAGTAAATAGTAAAGTCGTCACTATTACCTAATCTGATTTGTTTATCATTAGGTAGATTTATATGATCATCAAAATTAGTAATGCCTGTTACATCTAATGTGCCAGGAATATCTACATTACTTGTCCATTCAACATCATTTCCATTAGCTGCTGTTTGTAATAATTGTCTAGCAGAACCATCAGCTAATTTACTAACATCAATTTCAGCATTTGAATTAATATCAGCATTAATAATTGTTCCATCAGCAATAATTGTTGAAGTAACAGTTCCTGTATCAGCAGAAGTAATAACTGTTCCAGTTATATCCGGAAAAGTTATTGTTCGATCAGCTGTTGGATCAGTAACAGTTAAAGTTGTTTCATGAGCATTATCAGTAGCACCTTCAAAGACAATATTTCCAGTTACTGTTTGTGTTCCATCTCTTTTAAAAATATCATTATTTAAAACATCTAAGTTTTCTTGTAATGCATAAATTGCTTGATCGGCATTATTATCTAAGTCAGCTTCTGTAAGTACTGCACCATCTTGAAAGTCAACCTTTTTAGCAGATATGTTTGTATTTCTTTGAAATTTAATTACTGCATTATTAGCGGGATGATTACCAGAGGTAAAAGATATAGTTGTAGCTGATGGAAAAGTATAATGCGTAGTTAAAACACCATCAACAGTTACATCAATTTCATCTTCAGAAAGATAACCAAAGGAGATAGAAAACGGACCAGCAGTATTATTGCCAGTGTGATTAGTAAAGGAAGCAGCTGTGTTTGTTGCCATGATTAGTTAAAAGTTGAGGTTGCGAATAAGTTGATTAATAGACCGTTTTTGCTCTTCTTCCCGACCTTT